ATGAAACTCAACAAATCTACTGTTGATGCTATTCCATTAACTGAAAAAGGTCAAAAAATATATAGAGATGCAGAACTGATCGGTTTTGCTGTTCGGGTAACTAATAAAAGTAAAACCTATATTGTTGAAAGGAGGCATGAAGGTGAACTCTATCGAGTGACAATTGGCAAAACTACCGATATTCCTGCAACAAATGCTCGAGCAAAAGCTCAGATGATTCTGGCGAAAATTTCAAACAATGAATATGAAAAGCCTATCAAATTAAAGAAGGTTGCTAATCCTTTAGATATTACCGTGAATGAAGCTCTTCAAATTTATATTGATAGAAATGACTTTAGACCAAAAACAATTAGGCAGTACCGTAAGTATTTTGATTTATATTTGGGGTGGGGCAACAAAAAGCTTTTCCAGATATCTAAGCAAGAAGTACTGGATCGATTTATTGAGGTATCAGAAGTAAGTGAGTCGTCAGCAAATGGTGCTGTATCTCTTTTAGGTACCTTATGGAAGTATATTCATGTTCTTTATTCAACAGATGAGAACCCGATTCTTAAAAGTAATCCAGTTGACATTATTTCCGTAACAAGAGGTTGGAATAAAATAGAAAGTAGGGATAGACATCTCCATAAAGACATCATTCACAAATATTACAATGCAGTGCTTCATTATGAAGATGAGTTAAATCTGGAAAATACTGCTAGGTCTAACACGCATCGGGATATTGTATTGATGTGCATGTATACGGGATGCCGTAAACAGGAGGCATGTTGTTTAAAGTGGTCTGATGTAGATATTAAAAATGGTACCTTAACTTTTAGAGATACCAAAAATGGTTCAGATCATACTTTTCCTATTGGTGATCATCTACACAGTATTTTGCGTGAACGTTGGTTATTAAGAGAAAACGATTGGGTTTTCCCAGCTACTAAGATGCCTACTTCGTGGAATATGCATGCAACTAAGGTAGATACATTATTGAATAGAGTGGGTAAGGAAGTTGACTATTACGTTTCAATGCATGATTTCCGTCGTACATTTGCCACTATATGCAACCTTTTAAGATTTAATATTTATGTGACAAAAAGACTTCTTAATCACACGGCTAAACCAAGAATTGATGTGACAGGTGGTTATGTTCAAATTCCAGATGAGGAATTAAGAGCTTCAATGAACATGATTGAAGCGGTGTATCAAGGTAAGATTGATTGCTTTAATTACCAATCTGTATGGGCAGAAAGATTAAAAGAAATAAAGGCGGTCTAACCGCCTTAAACTGTTGCAAGCTGTGCTGTATTAAGCACAGTCTTGCTTTGCTCATACTTCAAAACGTCCTTCTTTTTATATGAAACACGTCTTCCAATTTTCGAGAAAGGCAGTGATGATTGATCACAACGCATTCTAGCTAATGTCCAAGGCGAGCAATCTAAATAAAGTGCCACAACCTCTTGAGGGAACTTCTGTTCTTCATTAGCCATTATGAAGCGATCCAAATATTCTTGTTGCTCTGCATCAGATAGATTTCTCAGATCTTTTAACATTTACTCCTCCTTACTTTCCGCTTTAACTTCTAATTGAGTACCCTCATAGGTGCCGTCACCCCCGCAATTCAGACAATGTGTATACATGCCTAAACCATCCCCATCAGGACAGAAGTTTTCAGGTAATGACCCGTCTAGAAATACAGTGCCGCCAATTGGCTTTGTGTGAATATGAGGGGCAAGGCCGTAATAGGGGAAAATGCATTCACCATTTCCATCATCACAAAAATCACATGTTTTAACTTTTACTTCACTCATCCATTAGCTCCTCAACTCATTACGTTCTTTCTTCAATTGACGCAAAAGGTTGTGAAGAGTAACGGTTACAGCTTTATCTAGACTTTTGGTTGAATGAAACTCTGCTAGTTGAGACAGTGCTAAACCAAAAATGTGATATGCAAAAACTTTTGCAGCTTCCGGATTGTTTTTGAGAAGCTCTTCAGTACTTGGACAAATGATTTTTTCAAAAATATGAACAGCTACCTGATCCGGAGTACCTTCAATACTGCTAGGGCTCAAATTAACTTCACCAATAACTTTGCTCATTGTTGAGAATCCTCACTTAAAATTTCCCATTCACCCCAATCGCCCAAATAACCAGATTTTGAAATGCTTGTTGTAATCACTTGACCATCATCACAAGTTACTTTCATTCGATTGGCATCTATGCGAACAGCTTTATAAACAACATCCATTTGTAAATTTGCTGGTAAAGGGCTGGGGCCATTTACAGACTTAATTCTTACTTCCATTTTTGAGCCCTCAAATATTCTTCTTTAGTCCACTCAACAAACTCTTTATAAAGCTGCTGAGCGGGTTTATTTAACCGGTTGTTGTAGTCTATTGTTATGCGGCGCCAAGCTACTGGTACGGCATAATGTTTCGTTAAAAGCATTGCTTGGTTTAACCCTTGCTGGACTATTACAAAGCCCAGCAAGTGCAAGTAATTAGTAAAACCAAGTAAGTGCTTGTTATTCACTTTCTTGAATTGGTCTTTCATTCTAGAAACCGTCTCCTAATAGAAAATCAGGCTCTGCTTCTGGTTGAGAAACTGCTGGATTTTCTAATTCATAGCGGCGTTTTCTTATATAGCCCATTAGCTTCGGTTGAATCTGCGGATCTCGTGCAGCCACGTCTATTTCCAAAGCATCTAGCGTTGTAAGGTCTGGTGCAGTTTGGATTAGAACCATTAAAGAGGGTGGCTCATTAGCAGATGCCTTTTCTTTTTCTAGCTCTTCAAGACGTTTGTGAGTGGCGAGAAGGATAGGCTTCATTTGTTCGTCATCCCATGTGCGGGTATAACGATAAACCGCATTTACTTCATCTGGTGTTTTTGAGTCTTTAACTCTTTGCAGCAGGGTATTAAGTTTATTTTGATATTCAGGATCTACTTTAGGCTCGTTAGTTTCTGGAACTAACAGATCTTCAGATGTGATGACATTTGTTTTTTCGGTAATAACAATTGTTGGTTGAGTTTCTGCAGAAATAACTTCACTAGGCTTTTCAGCTTTTGATTTTTTGCCTCTCTGTTTTTTAGGTTCCTCACCAAGACGAATAACACTTAAGTCATCATTAACTTCAAAACCTAACGCTTTGGACAGTGCTTTTAATTGAAGCTTGGCGTTTTCTGCATCACGTTGAACGAAGCCACTGTTAATAGAATCAATTAATGCGTTAGTTTTGAAATCTAAAACATAAACCGTAGGTGAATATGTACTGATTACATAAACTTCCTGACCCTCTTCATACTCATCAATAGTTAATGGCTTTGTGAATGTAATGCCAGCCAGCTCAATAGTTTCGATTTTGATGCAGAATTCAAAACCCGGTTTACCAAAAACAGAAGCGGGGAATTGATCTAAGTCAGAAAAGTCCAACATGTCTCCAATAGGACGACAAAGAACAGTTTTACCTTTTTGAAGAGCTGCAAATGCTTCAGCTGCAGTGATTAGATTATTCATGCTGTCATCCCCGTTTTAGCTAATGTTTCAATGTCTTGTTTAACTGCAGTTAGTTTTGCCGCTTCAATTTGGATCAGGGCATCTATGCCGAAGTGCTCACAAACTGTTTTTACATCGAGGCCACGTTCAGCTATGAAGTTCTGAAGTTCATCTCTTTGTTGATCTGAGATACCGTTAAATTCTGGTGGACTAATCCAAGTGCCACGTTGCTTATCAAACGTGCAATTCAATGCTTTAGCTCTCATTAACATTGCTTGGCGCATGTTCTGGTAATACATGTGTTCTTTATCAAGCGACTCAGTTAATTGATTAAGGTCACCTGCATGCTCTGCTTCCTCACAGCTTTGTTTCCAGTTTTCTAGCTCTTCTTGGGCTTTAGCTGCTGCAAGTTGTGCAGGCGTTAAGGTGTTAATGTGATCTTTAGCTTGAGTAATCAGGTCAGCCAAGAAAGTAGGGTGTGCTTTAAGATCAGGTACCCATACTTCACCGGTTTCACCGCCTAAAGCACCTGAGTTTTTCGCATGATGTGTAGGCGAAGGTTTGAAATTAATAACGCGGGCATTTTTACCTTCACCAGTAGTAACAGTTGTTAGATAACCCATGACATCTGCGATACGGTAAAGCTCGTTACGGTTTTTACCACCTAGATCTGGGCGGTAAATAATTTGATCACCGTTTTGATCTTCTGATGCGTGTGCAATGAAAACAACATCTTTACCTAAACTGATCAAAGTATTGATGTATTGCTTGAACGTTTGGTTCGCTAAACCTTGAGCTTTTAACTTTAAAGAACCATCTTTTTGACGGTTATTTGCCGTAAGTAACAGGTGGGTTTTAATGCATTCAAGCATTGCACCCACGGTATCAATGACTACGGTTTTATATGGTGCTAAGTCCTGCGGAGTAAGGTTTGCAACATCACTCCATTGTTGAACCTGTACAACCGCACCACGACGTAATTCACCAGTACGGTGAGCACCACGGTCAAAGTCAAAAGAAATTGCTTTTTCCGCAGTAAAGCCCATCGATGATTTACCTAAACCCGGATCAGCGTATAGGTACACAATAATTGCTTGAACCAATAAAGTTTGGTCAGCAGTAATAATCGGTAGAGCCATTATTCTTATCCTTATCTTGAGCCTGTAAAACCGCGTTTTTGCTTATATGCTTTGCGGTCATAAGTAGGGATATTTGTTTCACGCAGTTTTATAGCGAGCTGCTTTCTGCGCTGAAAATCGATTTCTTGGGTGAGTTCATTCCAAACTTTTGGATAAGAAGTTTGGAACCTGAACACATTTAAAGGCGTCTTAACTCCGTCTTTAACTTTGTAAAGAACTGAGCCATTAGCATTAGATGCGTACACTTGCCAGCCAATGCGAACAGAGTAGAGGCCCTTATCATCACGGCCTAAAAATGACTTGTAGCCGTCAGGGTGCTTTTTGAAATTAGACATCATTAAACCTCCACCAACTTGTTACGTTCGATGAAGCCTTTTAGAAGGTCATTGATGTTGCGGATGTCTTCAAATTCGGTGAAATCGTTATATGACTTACCATTAACATCAGTGATTTCATTTACTGTGAGTTGAGTAATATCAACAGCAGTGAATTCAGAACCCGGAACGCCGTAACTGTCTGGATGAGCTTCAAAATCAAAGCTAACGTTTAAACGGAAACTATCTAATTTGATGACAGCAACGCCAGAATGTTTACCTGTGATTTTCGCGGTTAACACACCGTAAGTACTTGGTTGAGTTTTAGGTGTAAAAAGAGTAGGTGCTTCTTTTGCTTGGAAAGCTGGCTGTAATTGGCAAGCAACTAAAGAACCACCAGAAATTGCAAGAGCAGCCATGCTGACAAATGCAAAGGAGTTGAATGAGTTAACTTTTACGTTCATAATTGATCTCGCAGTTTTGCAAAAGCACATCGGACCTGGGGAGGGGCGGTGTGCTTTTTTGATGTCTACGAGATAAATATAAGAAAACTTAGTTTTATTGTCAATAAGAAATCTTATTTTAATTTAAGAAAGCTTACTTTTATGCTTTAATAGACAAAAGAAAACCCACACGGGGTGGGTTGGGTGAGAAGGGTAGTGTTTGATTTTTATTTATTGCTCATTACTTTGCTTCTGGCCTCTCTCGCCTCTTTACGAGCCTTAAGGGTTTTCTCAAGCATAGATATTTCTTTTAAATCACTCCATGCCAAAAAGAAACTTAATATTGAGGTTAAGCCTACAGATAAGACTAATGCTAAAAGATGCTGATTTGATAGTAAATTCAATTCATTGAAAACATACATTCCAAAAACAATCACTATAAATAAAATGGCAACATATAGTGATGATTTGCTCCTTATATCCACAGTAGACGTGAGGCGATCCCGCTCTGATTGATTTAAACCATCAAGCTTCAATGCATCGAGCATACCTTTGTAGGCTAGATAAATTTGACTTAACGGTAATAACAAAACAAAGGAAAATTGAACCAAGTTGATATTTACATCAAGGGCAAGAAATTTAAAAGTAACTGAAAAAATGACAAATAGAGCTACTAACACTAATGCAATAAATTTAGCGTTGTTGTAAAACGGCAAGTAGCGTTTAGCCATGATTAATCACCAAAATTAATATTGGTAGTCATCCAATTGTACAATTGAACTTTAAGGCCGTCGTTATAAACTTTATTATTGATTGTTTCAACAGATATTTTTCCACTCATCTTTAAGTTATCCGCTGTGACCTTAGTACCATCTTCAAGAGTTATAACATAATCATCATTATGTCTCATAGATGATGCAACAGTATCAATTACTTTTTGCCCGCTTTTGGATGTTTTTCGATTATAGGTGAGTGTTAATTTAAGCTTTAAATTAGCGTCATCAAGGCCATCTTCAAGTTTTAAATCATCCAAATCGACACCAAATGCAGTTTTTAAAACATCAACCACATTTTCTTCGATTTTGTAATCAATCTTAGCTGGTACGTTCGACTCTATTTTGTGAATCGGTTGCAATTCTGTTGATCCAATTCCAGATGAGATTGAGATGGTCTTGGCTGGCGTTGATTCCAATTTTTCTTTAATTGCCGGGTTCGGAGCATCTTTTAAGATTAAGGCACTATTCGCTGGTAAGGCTTTAGCTGCTTCACCCAAAAGCCAACCTAAATAAGACTCAAGAGTTCTTGCTGTTAATGATCTGGATTGAATAATTGCAACATGATTATCAATCACTCCAAAATATAAAACACTATCAATAAATTCTTTGCGCACTACTTCAACAGATTCATCCTCATCATCAGGTAAATCTTCCGTTAAGTAAGTTTTGATTGGGAATTCGGTAGCACTATCATTGTCTATTTTTAAAACAGCTTGAGCTTTACCAGACTCCACTATGATTAGCTCTCCAAAGAACATACTTTGATGTGAACTTGCGTGATTTATAAGGATAAAATCATCTTTAGTAGCCGATACAAATTGCTGCCTATTAATAGCTTTATGATAAAAAGAGTCTTTATCTAATAGTTGGGCTTTAAGTAAGTTTCCAAGGTTCGCGCCTTTTAGAAAGTCTACTTTTTTGTAGTGTACGGTTTTGTCTTTTACAACTGTCTTACTCATTATTTTCCCCACCCGATCTGTTGTAAAGACTGTGTCGGGTTCACAGTTTATTAATCTTTTGTGTTATTAATTTTCTGTCCTAGCTTTCCTTCTTTTACCAACTGCACGACCTGCTCATTAGTAAGCACAGGAATAAAGACTTTGTCGCCAATATCTTTAGAAAGAATCTTTACTTCTTCGGCTGTTAGCACCAAAGCTTCACCATGTTTCGCAGCATCATTGATGCGAGCAATAATCTGGTTGATTGGTAGTTTAGAGTTGTCCATAAGTCTTCCTGTGATTAATGCGAATAAGGATGTTCTTGTCTGTGCTGACTTGGCGGCACGATATCTGTAATAGCGGTAATACTTTCAACTTCATCCATGTCAAAAGATAGGCGTTCGCCACCATTAACAGCCAACAAACTCAAAACCCCACCATTTATTCCAACAAATTCCTTAATTGTGCAGCGTCCATCCTTTAAGCACACTTGTACAAATTCAGTTGGAACTGGTTCAGCATCTGGATCGCAAACTACATACCAACCGTTCCGAATTGCTGGAAACATTGAGTCGCCAGTGCCTTTAATACCATAGGCTCTTGGTCCTGCTGAGTGAGTTGGAACATACCCATCTCCAGCATTGCCTTCATAACCCATATCTGTGAAATAGCCATCCATGCCCATCTTTGAATAAGCCTTAACAGGAACATATCTTTTTTGGGTGGGGAATGGTTTAACAGGTATTTCAAGAAATTTAACAGCATCTTCGCTATCGGGAATATTGTATTTTTTCTTAAAAGCTTCGATATCCAGAACTTTCAATTGTGTAACAGTGCTATCCAACTTAGGGCCGCTTTCATCTCCATTAGTTATATATGAAGTCGACACTCCGAAATAAGCGGCCATTTTGCTTAATGGGTCTGCTTTAGGAGCATAAGCATCTTTCTCCCAACCAGTGACATTGGGCGCACTAACTCCGGCGATTTTTGCCAACTCGCCTTGGGTTAATTTCTTTTCTCTTCGTAAGGCGCGAATACGCTGACCCATAGTTTCTAGATTCTTCATATAAGTTATCTTACATCTTGCAAAAATAAGTTATCTTTGTTTTAATACTAAGAAATCTTATTTTTGAGGTTGCACAAATGACCAAACAGGAAGCTTATGAGTTGCTTGGTGTCAATGGTGTTGGCTTAGCAAAGTTATTAGGAATTGAGCCACCTGCTGTTTACCAGTGGCCAAATGAAAAGATTCCTTTAGCTCGCGAATACCAAATCAGAGATTTGGCAAATGGCAAAGAACCAATCAAACGAACTACTTCAAATGCTTAGGACCTAACCATGAGCAAATTATCAGTTGATATATCTGCAAGCGCCAGAAATGGCGTATCCCGCATATTGCATGGTCTTGATATAAGCAATCAAAAAGAGATTGCTGAACAATTAAAAGTTGATCCAAGCACTATTACTCGACTTAAAACAGATAAGAAAAACAATGGCTTGAATGAAATTGAAATGTTTTGCGAGCTATTGAGTTTGCTTGGATTAAAAGTCGTTCCTAAAGATTATCAAAGCATTGATAAGGAACGTGTTGCTGCACTTTTAGTTATGTCTAAAAGCTGGATGAACCGTATAGAAACGGTGGATGACTTATTTCATGACGAAATCAGTGGTCAAAAAGAAAAGCTTGGATATTAAAAAACCACTACCTGCGGGAACAGGAGTGGTTAGGCATTCAAATGAGGTGGATCAAATGAACACAAACAATTTATCAGAACAACCAATCGAACTCAACTCACCAGATTTTTTAATAGGTGACGTTGTAGTACTTACTAAAGAGTGTCGAAGTTTTAAATCAAACGATTTATTTGAGGTTAAAAATAAAACTTTGACTAGGTTGTGGACTATCAAATCGGAGAATCATTTGATTCTGGTTTCATCAAAAGAAATCCGTACAGCAACAGTAGCAGAGCTCAACGCTAAACGCCGCCTAACAAAAGCTGAGCAAGCATTAGCGGAGGTGTCATGAGCAGCTTTACACAGCAAATCAAAGATTCTCTTCATCAAAGTGAAATCCAATCTTTTTATGAACCTGCATTGCGAGTGCTTGGTCACCTATTTGAGGTGAAAAAGCAAAATTTACGTAACAAAGGTTATGACGAAAATAATGCTGCGGTTACGAAGGTTGAGTTTTCAGAAGCCATGGCTCGTCAATTTCGCATAACGCAGTGGTTGGCACAGCAGATTGTAACCAGCTTAACCAAAGCGTGTTTGGTTGATTCTTTTGGAGGCTATGTTAAGCCAAAGGATGGTGAAAAGTGAGATATGCAGCAAGAAGAAAACAGGATATTTCCGTTTCCACCACACCGCTAGAGGTGGTAATTCCCCTGGAACAACCAGTAAAGATCTATTCGGCTAAAGAATTAGCAGCCATGCCGCTTTCAGTTATGAATGCCGCAATTGAGGCTCAGGAAAGATTTTATCAACTTGAAGAATTAACTCATATGGGGGGGCAGGCTATAGCAGTTCGCCGTCTCATGGAAGATGGGCACAAACTAATTCAGGTGAAAGAAAAGTCTCGTATTCGCTACAAAATCAACAACGAATTTATTCCTCCAAGAATTATTCGTCAGTTGGAAATGCGCGGTCTTGTAAAATTAGGAGCAGTCACTGATGTATAAATATCTCCACCATATCAGCGACTTTATGGTTGCTACAGCGCACCTTAGCCCAGTTGAAGAGTGCTTTTATCGCCGTGCTCTCGATTTCTATTATTTGAATGAAAAACCATTACCCAAAGAAACCCAGTCGGTTTTTCGTCGGTTACGTGCAAATACCCAAGAAGAAAGGGATGCAGTATTAATTGTGCTGCAAGAGTTTTTTGTGGAAGAGGAAGACGGGTTTCACAACAAACGTTGTGATTCAGAAATCGCCGCTTATCAAAAAGTAGGGGATAAAAATCGTGAAAATGGTAAGAAAGGTGGGCGTCCACGTAAGGAAAAACCAAAAGAAAACCAAAGTGAAGGCGACTCGGTTAATTCTGAAAACCCACAAAAACCCAGTGGGTTAATTTTGGGTTCTGAAAGTGAAAGCCAAAAAAACCTTAACCATAAACCGTTAACCGATAACCAATATATAGATAGTAGTAGTAATGCGCGTGAAGAAAATTCGCAATTTACACCAATCCAATTTGCTCAGTATCAGATCGATGATCACAAGCGTTACTCAATGCGTGAATTCATTTCTGAATACAGCGAGTTTCAATACGATTTCATTTCACTTGCTCAACAAAGATTTGTTTCGGTACCTGAAATCGACTTGAGAACCATGATTCAAAATTTCGGTGACTGGTACTTTGCAAACGAATCAAGTTCGTTGAATACACCAAGCATCTGGTTGGTTAAGTGGTTCTCTTGGGTTCAAAACAACGAGAAACAAGTTGCTGCAAACCGCAAGAAACAAGAGCAAATCAATTCAGCTGGTCAAAAACCACAAGAGTCGGGTTACTTCGCTAATCTTTTTGAAGAACAGAGCGAATCTCAAATCGTGGATGTAACCCCAGCAAAAAAGTTTCCAATGATTGAGGAGGTAGGTCATGCATGAGATTACCTTGAACGAAGTGCGTCAATTAATCGCTTCTCTTCGCACTGTTTACGCTGCTCAGTTCAATAAGCAATTTCCAGCAACAGGCGAAAGTGCAATTCCTCTGTCAGTGGTTGAGCAAATCGCACTTAAAACACTGGTTGGCGTTCAACAAAACCAATTTAACAACGCACTTGCTCGATTACTTACAGCAGGTGGACGTTTTATGCCGTCATTTGCTGAGTTTCGCACCTGGTGTATTGGTGAAAGTTGGATGTCTCCAGAGGAAGCTTGGTCACGTGCATGTAAGTTTACGACTGACAGTACCGTGGTTATTACACAAATTACAAAATATGCATTAGACGAAGTGATGTATTTGATCGAAGCCGGCCAAATGCGAGCAGCTCAAGATAATTTCTTCGGAACCTATAACGTGATGGTGGCTAAAGCTCAATTGAAAGGTCGTCAGCAAGAGTTTTACGCTCCACCGCTACAACTAGAACACAAAGAACCTAAACACGTTCCTGTGAGCAATGACGAGGCTCAAAAGCATCTCAAATCATTGATGGAAAGATTAAAAATCAATGGTCGTAAACCTGCACCAGTTCAAAAACTTGAGGCAAAAGAAAAAGAGCCTGAGCTTGCAAAAGAATTAGGTCCAGATCCTTTCGACAATCCGCACGAATACGCTGAGATGTGCCGCCGTGAAGGTATGCCAATACCTAGAAATATTCTTCAGCTAATTGATGGGGCGAATGCATGAAAGCATCTAAATTGATTAGAGATAAAGGACTGCAATACGCGAAGGAAATCGTAGATTCAGCACCCGATAACGCAACTGAATGGAACGAGGGTTATGAGTTCCAATGTGGTCAAAGTGTAGAAATCAGCCCAGCAGATCGTGAGAAGTATTTTGTAGATTTGGTTGAGCTTAAACGTCTGGTGGAGTCTTTGAAAATCATCAGCGATTTAGGTGGAGTTGAGAAGCTAACGCCTGCATTCATTACGACAGATAAGCATGTTGGTTACACGCATGTTCGCATGGTGGGAAATGGGAGATTGAGCTTTCTTGATGATTTTTGCGACTTCATTCCAGATGGTTCCATTTCAATTAAGCGTGTGATGACTGCTATCCGCGACCACGAATCAATATACGGAGGCGGTGAATCTCATGCCAACTAGATATAACACAGGCGAGTATAGCTACGATCTTGAATATCACTATGGAGATATGTCAGCAAGCATGGAGATGCTTAGAGCACGTTTAATTGAATTGTTGACTCCTCATCTGTCTGGCCGTTATGTGAAATGGAGAGAAGCATATTTCACATGGTTTACAAAGTGCGGCGGGGATTCGGGGTGGATGTTTTGTGTAGGTCCACACGAATTTCATATTGATGGGGCGTTAAGGCGCTATTACTCAGGTTCTATTGATATTACCTACAACCAGAAAGATCGATATTTCTTGGTGGGTGAGAAAAAGAAAGTCAAATGTAAGGCTTGTAAGGGGTTTGGCTTCATTCGAGATGATGGGTGGGGGCATATAGATAAATGTGAAATGTGTGATGCAGAAAAAGGAGCCAGCCATGAGTGAGTTTGAGGGTAAATCTGGAAAGTGGGCTTGGGAGATTCAAAAAGAACAACAAGCGAAAGTGGAGGAGCTGCAAAAGCGTTTAGATGGGGCATTAAAAGAGACTCAATATGCTTTGCAGTATGTTGAAGAAGACATGCGCGGCAATCATGAATTTCTACAAATGGCAATGATTCGAACCCTTAAAGCTATAGAGCAAGTGCTCAAAGGTGGTGCTTGATGTCATCAGTCAGCATTGCTGAATACCGCAAGTTATTTCCCATAAAGAAAAATAAAAAGCGCCGTTCAGCAAAGCAAGTTGCCAGACAACCAAGTGTGGGTGAAGTGGTTCTGGCAACGCATTTAAGAGCATGCAAGATTGGTTTTGAACAGGAATATAAGTTCCATCCTGAACGCAAATGGAGAGCAGATTTTTTAATAAAGGGTTCAAAGATTTTGATTGAGGTAGAAGGCGGGATCTGGAGCGGAGGCCGTCACACAAGAGGTAAGGGCTATTTAGGGGATATGGAGAAATACAACTCCGCAGCAATGATGGGTTTTACAGTTTTACGGTTCAGCACAGAGCAAGTGAAAGCAGGCGTGGCGATTAAACAAATTGAGCAATTGGTGGGATGAAAATGAATATGCCAGTACAACAACACATTTTACAAGCGGTCGATTGGTCTAGATTTAGTTTTGAAGAGTGGTGTCGCCAGCTTGGAGCTTGGCTAAACGGCGATACCGAAACAATGGTCAAAATTGTTAAGACGATGCCAACAAAACGCATCACTCAAAAACAAAGAGAAAAATTAATAGCTATGTATATGAGCGATGAAAATCTAAAAGATCGTTTATGCATTCGCCGTAAGGGTACTTGCTGTGAGTTAAATGACAATGAGGCACGTGCAATCCATAGATTGATTATTGATATTAAATTAATTGAAGACCATATTTTACAAGAATGGATCTCAGCAATTTGGTCACATCATGTTATGGGCAATTCATTACGTGATATTGCTCAAAGTAATGACACTTCAGTTAATCAAATCAGACAGGATTTAAAATGTGGTATGGCTTATATCAAAAGTCGAAATCCGCATTTCAGATTTGAAACTTTTGAAAAAACCGCTTGAGTGTGCGCACGGGGTATGGCATATTTGTGATACAGTGTTGGAAGTGTAAGTAAATCACTGGTATTAAAGCTCATCAAATGATGGGCTTTTATTTTATCAGAATGAATAAACTATCTTTAAATGAAAATATCGAAAAATTTATTGCAACGATATTTAAATCGTTGATAATAAAATTTTCTTTGCTAAAAAAACTGCATGAGAATCATATTTTCTTTAATTACGTTTGTCTTATTTTCATTTATTTCCTTTATCCTTTTAAGGAATAAATATATTGAGCCAAACCACTTCGTCATTTTGATAATATTTTCTGCAATTGTATCCGCAATAATTGCATATTTTGATGAGGTTCAAGAGCTATCTATTGGAGGCAATATCGTTAAACTAAAAGAAGCAAAAAAGGAGTTACAAGTAACAATAGATCAATTAAAGTCAATTAAAGTTTCAACATATCGGATGTTACTTTTGAAAAGTTTACATTTTTCAGGTGTTTTTGGAAGCAGCCATTTAGTGGATAGTAGAGCAGAATATTTTTTTTCACTCATCAATGAAATTAAACAATCGGATTGTTTCAATGATCTTAAGTCTGAAATAAAAGTTCAATTAACAAGGTTGTTAATTGATCAATTAAATAAATTTTATCCTTTATTTTATGGCAAACAATTCAATGATAGCGATGAATTCCCTAAATCTACGGTTTTTTATATCGAGTTGAAAGATGAGATTATTGATAAAGTTCATCAAAAACGGACACCTGTTATACCATTTGATCAAAAAAAGCAGGAAATTGTTACAGCTATAGATAACTATGCAGCTTTGTATATTTTATTTAAAGAAGTTGAACAGTAGGGTGATATTGATTTTTTATTGCTTAATAAGATGAATTTAAACGATATTATTTTAATTAATAATCTCCAATGAAAGGATTTTTAAACTTTTACCTTTACGATTCTATAGAAAAGTTGCCGAGCATAGTATGGCACAAGAAGCTCTGCTAAATATCGATTATTGGCGGGGCTTTTTCTTTTTGGAGTATGTATGACTGAATTTCAAAAAATTACGAATGAGATTAGACAGCTTCAAATAGAGCTAAACCATTTGGGAAGTTGCAATACAAAAGGTTTAAATACAGAACAGATCGCTCACCTAGATGAGCGATTTTTTTTGGCCATAGCAAAGCAACATAAATTAATTGCTCGTCTCAACAGTAAGCCAGAGGGCTTTTTATAAGAGGCTAGAGGTATGGATGATAAAGAGTACTTTTGGCTTACACAAAAAAAAGAGCTCAAAACGAAACCCAAATCCAGACCACTGCCTAAAGCTAAAGAAAAATATCTCGAGGCCGAAGAAACCTTATTTCAAGAACTAGAAGAGCATCGAATTGGTTATAGAAGAAAATTTCAATTTGAATCAACAAAAAATTGGCGGTTCGATTTTTATATTGTGAAGTTGAATCTTCTTATAGAAATTGCTGGCAGTCCGTGGGCAGTTGGCCGAGGTGGCACAAAGATAGCAAATTCATTTAATAAGTATGATCTAGCACTAGACCGAGGTTATGTATTTGAGCGTCTTGAGCCTCACCAAATTGAATCAGGTTATGCAATCAACTGGATTAAAAGAGAATTAGAGAGAATTGAAGATGGATCAGATCAGACCATTTCCTCCAACTGATTTTATGGATCAGGCAGAAGAAGAGGAAGCAATTCGTTTAATACCCGCTCCAGACCTAAAGAAATGGGTTGTGGCCAACTACTTAACGATAGGTGGACCTCTTTATAACCCTGACCATGACCATATTGCTGAGCTGCTTCACGATAATGAAGAATTTTTAGCATTTGCTTGGGCCTCTTCTGCATATAAAAGTAAGCAAGCTATGGTGTTAGGTCAGTGCGAAAAAGTCATGTTCAATGTTGGTGGATGGCGTAAGGCCAGACAAGAGCAACAGATGCGTGATTGGTTTGGTTTTGTACCTACTTATTTAATAACTGTCGACGCTTCTTTCTGTGAGCGTGCAAACGATACAGAGTTCTGTTACTTACTTGAACATGAGCTTTACCACATTGGAGTGATGAGAGACGAGGACGGAGAAATTGTTTATAGCGATAGTTCTGGTCTTCCTAAGCACTATCTTGCTGGTCATGACGTTGAAGAGTTTATTGGCGTAGTTAAACGTTATGGACCAAGCAAAAATGTTAAGCGACTTATTGAAGTCGCAAAAAATCCGCCGTTTGTTTCGAATCTTGATATTTCAAAATGCTGCGGCAACTGTGTAATCAATTGAGCCTAATGGCTCTTTTTTTTGCCCATTTTGTTATACGTAGTTATACGATGAGGAAGTTATGGCGACACTAAAAGAGCCTGTGAAAATCTTTATAGTTCAGTCTCTTGCTTGTCGTGATACACCTCAAGAAGTGGCTGAACTCGTAAAACAAGAGTTTGGCGTTGATATAGATCGTGTTCAAGTTGCAACTTATGACCCTACAAAGGTTGCTGGTAAGAACTTAAGCAAAAAGTATGTCGAACTATTTGAAAAAACCAGAGATGAGTTTGATAAAGGCTTAATTGATATTCCAATTGCTAATAAGTACTACCGATTGAAGCAATACCAAAGACAACTTGAGAAGACTAGAAACGTCAAAACAGCCTTAAAAATTCTTGAGCAAGCCGCTAAAGACATTGGTGGTCAATTTACTAATCGCCAAGAAATTACAGGCAAAGACGGCGGACCAGTCCAAACAGTTAATTCAGAAATTCCAGTTCCAATGGAAGATTACTTAAAAGCGCGGAGGGAAGTCTTAGATGAGTACTGATGCGGCTCGGGATAAAGCCATCCGGATCGAGGCGCAAGAAGATTTATATTTCTTCACAAGGTACATGTTTAAGGAGCGCCGTGGTTATAAATGGATGCAAAATTGGCACCACTTAGAAATCTGCGAAGCTTTAATGAAAGTTTATCGCGGAGAGATAAAGCGGTTAATTATTAACGTTCCACCACGATATTCTAAAACTGAAATTGCTGTAATTAATTTCATGGCTTGGTGTTTTGGTAAGAATCCAGACTGTGAGTTTATTCATATCAGTTACTCGGCAATGCTTGCCGCAAATAATGCCTTCCAAATACGAACTCTTGTACAAGAAGAGGCGTATAGAAAAGTCTTTCCTGAGCTTACATTGCGTGATGATAGTAAGGCTAAAGACTTCTGGAGAACTTCTCAAGGCGGTGTCTGCTATGCGACAGGTACAGGCGGTACGATTACTGGTTTTGGTGCAGGAAAACTTCGTAAAGGCTTTGGTGGCTGCATTATTATTGATGACCCACATAAAGCACATGAAGCTTCATCAAAAACTATTCGAGAAGGGGTAATTGATTGGTTTCAGAACACACTCGAATCGCGTACTAACTCGCCAGATACGCCGATCATTGTGATTATGCAGCGACTTCATGAAGATGATTTAGCTGGATGGTTGCTAGGTGATAGAAAAGACGGCGTTCCTGTAGCTGGTGGTAACGGTGAAGTGTGGGAGCATCTATGTCTTTCAGCTATTCAGGAAGACGGATCCGCACTGTGGCCAGCAAAACACAATATCCAAAAATTGAGGCTAATGGAGCAAGCAGCACCATATGTATTTGCCGGGCAGTACCGACAAATGCCATCACCGCCAGCAGGCGGTTTTTTTAAGCCCGACAATATTCAAATTGTTGATGCTTTGCCTGCGGATGTAGTGAAACAAGTTAGGGCTTGGGATTTTGGGGCTACCGAAAATGAGGGCGACTTTACAGTAGGTGTGCGAGAAGCTCTAGGCGCAGATGGTTTTACTTACATTGTCGATGTAACTAGAGGACAGCTTGGACCTGACAATGTGAATAAGCGCTTAGAACAAACAGCAAAAATAGATGGGAAAAAAGTTTCTGTGCGTCTACCACAAGATCCCGGTCAAGCTGGTAAATCACAAGCTAGTTCATTTGTGAAGCTTCTTGCGGGTTATAGCGTGATAGCTAAGCCAATTTCAGGTGACAAGCTTACACGTGCACAACCATTTGCGGCCCAAGTTAACGTAGGAAATGTACGAATGCTCAAAGGTGAATGGAATAAGGATTTTATTGATGAGCTTCGTCATTTTCCTAATGGCACACATGACGACCAAGTGGATGCAGCTTCAGATGCGTTTAATGAATTACATGAAGGTTTTGAAGCCTTCTTTGCTGATATGGGATTTGCTCGATGAGTGATGTAACTTTTCAACATGCTGAATATGTTAAGAACTTGCCATACTGGCAAAAACTTGATGATGTTTGTGAAGGTGAAGATGCAGTTAAGGCTAAAGGTGAAAAATATTTGCCGATGCCAAATGCACATGATAAATCACCTGCAAATAAAAGCGCTTATGAGGCTTATCTTACCCGTGCAGTCTTTTATGAAGTAACAGGGACTACATTAAATAGTTTAGTTGGTGCAGCTTTTGCAACCGATCCAAGTTTTAAATTTCCTCCGGAACTTGCTCATTTAGAACGTAATGCAAATGGTGCTGGTTTAAGTACTTATCAATTGGCTCAAAATGGAATTCGCCATTTATTGAAGCATTATCGTTGTGCTTTATATGTAGATTATCCTGATGTGCCGCCAGCTCGTAATCTAGCGGAATTTAAAGCACAAAAAGCCTATCCGATGATTCATTTACTAAATGCCCTTGATGTAGTGAATTGGGATTCAGTAATGATCGATAACCAGAAAAAGCTTTGCTTAGTGGTTATACGTGAATTTAAGTCTGAGCGCGGTGCTGATGGATTTAGTAAAACCGAACAAGAGCAATATCGTGTACTTCGTTTAGAGCAAGAGGGAAATGGGGAATATATTTATTCCGTTCAGGTGTACACAAAGGGTGAAAAGGGTAACTGGGTTGGCGGAGAGAAGAAGTTTCCAACAGATTACAACGGGAATTTCTGGACCTATATACCTTTTACATTTGTAGGTGCAATTGATAATTCAGAAGAGATTAAAAAGCCACCATTACTTCCTTTGGCTAATCTCAATTTAGCCCATTACAGAGACAGTGCGGACTTTCAAGAGTCCGTTTTTTATATGGGGCAACCTCAATATTATGCGAAGGGTGTTAATTGGGAGTGGTATGACCAAGCCAAGAAACGTGGCATCTACATTGGAGCGAAAGTACTTTTGCCTTTACCTGAAAATGGTGGTTTAGGAATTGTACAAGCCGACCCTAATACTCTTGCCCGGGAAGCGATGAAAGATAAGTGGGAAAAAATGAAGGAGATGGGGGCGCGTTTAATTGAGAAGGGCTCGGGAAGTAAAAAGACCGCTACCGAAGCGAATAGTGATGACGCCGTTCAGCATTCAGTTCTTTCGCTCTGTGTCGTTAATATGAATGAAGCCTTGTCAGCAGCATTACGATGGGCTGCTAAGTTTGTAACGCCTAATGTGGATGTTCTAACTAAAGATGATTTGATGTTCGAAATCAGTCAAGAATTTAACAAACAGGGTTATTTAGCTGAGTTAGCTCGACAGTTATTTGAAGCAGCTCTACAAGGCCGATCTTCATTTAAATCATGGTGGGAATACAACCAAACAGGTATGTTCCCTAAACAAAAATATGAAGAAGAGCTTCAGAATGTTGAAGCAGAGCAAGATGGGACTTTAAATCAAAAGGTAGAGTGAGATGGCAACAGATATCAAAAAACTATTTGAAGTACTCACTCAGCACCAGGCCTATCTTTATCGTGCTTCATCAAAAACGGTAAATGAGTTATTGGCTTTATTCAATGATGATACGAGCAAGATGCTATCTAAGCTTCGGGATTTATTGGATGAGCTTAATGAGTCGGAGAAAGTTGCTTTAGCTGGTGGTAAATATACAACTTCAAATTTAAGGGAAATTAGGGATTTGATTGCCCAATGGTTTGCCAGTGTTAATTTAGCATTACCTGAAGCTTTTGCCGTTTCTGCTACGGCGCTGGCTGTTTATGAGGCCAATTACGTAGCTAAGCTCTATGGAGCAAAAATTAATAAGCCTGATGGGGAAAAACTATTCTTATCCGCTAAAAAAGTTCCGTTGGCAGGTGGCGCTCTTGTCGATGATCTGCTTTCAAGAATTGCTGAAAGTGCCCGTCAAAAGGTTGAGTATGCAATTCGAGATGGTATTAATTCAGGCAAAACTAACCAAGAAATTGTTCAGCGTATTCGTGGTACCAAACGGCTTAACTATGAAGATGGGATCTTAAATGGTACCAAAACTGATATTGAGCGAACGGTAAGAACTGTGCGAAGTCATGTAGCTAATCAAGCCTATCTAAATAGCTTCAACCAAATTGGCTTTGAATATGTCCGATTTGTTAGCGTTTTAGATGGACGAACTTCTAAGCTTTGCGCTTCATTAGATGGTTCAGTGTGGGAAATAAATGATCCGGCAAAGCGAGTGCCGCCGTTACATCCTAACTGTCGCAGTATCTTGGTTCCGGTCGAGAAGGACGGTCAACTTGTTGGCGAACGGCCATTTGTAATGGACGAACGTAGAGTTAAAGACATCCCCAAAGAAGAGCGAAGCCAGTTAATAGGACAGTTAGATGCAAACACCACATTCAAAGAGTTCTTTAAGAAAACAGATGATTTCTTTCAAAGGGAGTGGCTAGGGCCAAAGCGCTTTAAGCTCTATAAAGATGGGAAATTTGATTTTGATAAGTTCTTTGATCCTGAAGGCCGTTTCTATAGCTTAGATGATTTGAGAAAGTTGGATGAAAAAGCTTTTAAAAAGTTGGGTCTGTAATTTTTCTTATGTTATATTTTTTAAAACATCAGAATTTATACAATATGAAAACAATAGCTTTTGTATGTCTAACCCTAATTTCCATCACTTGTTTAGCTGAACCAAGTCAAAAATATCTTAAAGAATATGATCGATTGTCTGAAGCTTTGGAGTCAGCAATGGCAAATGCATATTCTTTTGATCCTGCAACTGGTCAAGTAAAACAGGCTACTCAAGGTTTAGAAGCTAAAAATAATTTATGTAGAGCTGCCCAGGCGAAACTAAACCTCACCACGTTTTTAAAAGACAATTTAGAGGAATCTAAAGAGCTTTATAAATCTATTGATGGTGCAGAGACTCTAGATAAAAATTATCTTAGTGGACAACAGCAGGAACAACAAAATCTCGTTTCAAATTTGAAAAAAGACCTTGTTGGAACTGGATTTAACTGTGAGTAATTATTGCCGATTACAGGTAATTCTAAACTCACTTAAGACACAATTTTCACCTATATAAGCGCCCAAATGGCGCTTTTGTCATTTATGGAGTTTGGCTTATGAGTGAATCAAAAGTTAGACATTTGGTACTTAAAAGAGTTTCAGATAAATCTTCTCATCTTGCTCTTTGTGACGAGGAAACAGGTATTCCATTAGCTGGATTAACCGCTGTAAAAATGAATTGTAGTGTTTTTGAGGGTCCAGCGACTATCACGGCAACATTTGATGTAGGTGGTCCTCAAGGCATCCGCTTAGTTGGTGATGAACCTAGACAAAAGGTTTGGAGTGCAAAGGAAACGTAGCGAAAGGCACTACAAATGCCTGAAAAGCAAATCAATATGTCAGATGCTCAATATATTCTGAGCACAAAATGAATTCTGGTGCCATTTCTTCAAATTAAGGTTTCAAGCCATGGCAATTTATGGTTTTACTTTTGAAAGATTAAAAGCAATTGCACTCATCAAATAGAACTTAATTTTTAACCATAGCACCTTCGGGTGCTTTTTTTGCGAGAAGAAAATGCCAAGCCCTATTATCCAATATTTCCAATATGAACATTTACCTGAACATTTGCAGCAAGTTAGTAAGCCAATTGGTGATTTAGCTCGGCAAATGGATGAGCAACTTCCTGACGGGCCTGAAAAATCCACAGGATTAAGAAAGCTACTTGAAGCAAAAGATGCATTTGTACGCCAAGCTTTAAGTAAATAATCATTTATAGAAATGAAGCGTCCTAAAGGGCGCTTTTTTATTGCCTGCCGAAAGCGGATGCTAACGGCGAATCCGGGCGGATGCCCATTTTGTATATATAGGTTGGATGACCAATGAAACTTAAAACAGTAACAATCGACGGTAAAGTTTATGCGGAAGTAGACGGTGATAAGCCGATCTATATTCATGATGACGGCAAAGAAATGCCACATGATGCACCACACTCGGTAGCAACAATTGCACGCTTAAACAATGAAGCTAAAACACATCGTGAAGCCAAAGAAGCAGCCGAAAAAGCATTAAAAGCTTTTGAAGGAATTGAAGACCCAGCGGCAGCTAAAAAGGCATTACAAACAATCCAAAATCTCGATGATAAAAAGCTGGTGGATGCCGGTGAAGTTGAGAAAGTTAAAGCTGAAGCTATCAAAGCAGTTGAGGAAAAATATGCCCCGATTGTTGCGCAACGTGATGCTCTAGAAGCCTCTTTACATAAAGAACTTATCGGCGGTGGTTTTGCTCGTTCTAAGTACATTCAAGACAACATTGCAGTACCTGTGGACATGGTTCAGGCAACCTTTGGTCATCACTTCAAAATCGAAGAAGGCAAGGTGGTTGCATATGATCCGAACGGCGAAAAGATTTATTCACGTGTCCGCCCGGGTGAACTTGCAAATGTTGATGAAGCTTTAGAGTCATTGGTTGGTGGATACCAGCATAAAGACTTAATTCTTAAAGGTGGTAAAGGAACTGGTGGCGGTTTTCAAGGTGGGGGCAAAGGTGGAGCACCTACTGGAATGAAACGCAGTGAAATGTCTGTTTCTCAGAAAGCAGATTACATCAAAGAACATGGCAATGATGCCTTCCTAAAACTACCGAACTAATCATTAAATATTTGGAGATAAGTAGTTATGACTACGACAGTTAATTCAGACATGATCATCTATAATCAATTGGCTCAAACTGCTTATTTAGAGCGTTTGCAAGATAATTTGAATGTATTTAACCAAGCCTCTAATGGTGCAATTGTTTATCGCAATGAGATCATTGAAGGTGATTTCAATAAAGAAGCATTCTACAAAGTGGGCGGTAGCATCAAACATCGTGATGTGAATTCAACCGCCAAAGTAGTTCCAGAGAAAATTGGTTCTGGTGAGTCTGTAGGCGTAAAAGTCCCATATAAATATGGTCCTTATGCATCAACTGAAGAGGCATTTAAGCGCCGTGCTCGTACACCAGAAGAATTTGCTATGGTTGTTGGTTACGATCTTGCAGATGCATTGGTTGCAGGCCGATTAGAGTACAGTTTAGCTTCTTTAAAAGCTGCTATTTCTAGCAATCCAGACATGGTTGCAAAAGGTAGTATCGTTGTTGATGGCCGCAAAGCATTGACTCGTGGTATGCGAAAGTTTGGTGATAAGTTTGGCCGCATTGGCTTATGGGTGATGAACTCAGATACATATTTCGATATTGTCGATGATGCAATCACTAAGCAAATTTATGGTGAATCTGAAATCGTTATCTACGGTGGTTTACCGGGAACCTTAGGAAAGCCGGTCTTGGTGACGGACGCTGTAGGTGATAACGATGCTTTTGGTTTGCAGTATGGCGCTGTCACTGTAACTGAATCACAAGTACCGGGCTTCCGAGCTTATGACATCAATGATGAAGAAAACTTAGCAATCGGTATGCGTGCTGAAGGTGCATTTAACTTAGATATTCTTGGTTATAGTTGGGATACATCGAAAGGTGAAAATCCTGACCTTACATTACTTGGTTCAAGCGCTAACTGGATCAAATATGCAACCAGCAACAAAATGACAGCAGGTACCTTACTTGATTTATCGGGTACAGCGACAACTGGTTAAAACCTAAAAATTAAAACCTAAGGGGGCTAATAAGCCCTCTTTTTTATTATTAAGAGAAAAGCGCCATGAAGATTATCTATACACGCATTGCAGCAGCGGCTGCATTAGAGACAGGCATTATTGCTAACCCTGACTATTATGAAAACCCAAATTTGAAAGCAAAAGAGGTAATTATTTACGGTAATTATCCAAAGATTCAAAAGGATTATGAATCTTTGGAAGTTCCAGTTGAAGTTCGTAAGTTGGAAGTGCCACAAAAAACGACTTTGGCCACAGTAAATGTCGCAGTGGGAATTACCCCTGAACTTCAAGCTGTGATGGATGATGCAAAAGCTGAATGTGAAAAGGTAGTTGAAGAAAACACTCAGCTTAAGCAGAAAATTGCCATCTTAGAGCAGGCCGGTGGTAACCAGTCAGAGTTGTTATCTGAAAATTCACGATTAAAAGATGCAGCAGTCTTAGCAGATAAAGCTCTCAAAGATGCTGAAGCTCAAGTGGTCGGTATAAAAACTGAATTTGAAGCTTTTAAAAATGATATTCCTGCAATGCAGGCACGTATTGCTGAATTGGAAGCTGGAAAAGCGGCAGAAAACCCAGCTACAGAAACGGCAGCTAATGATTTTGAAAACTGGTCAAATGATCAATTAAAAGAGTATTTGGCTAGTAAAAACATTGGTTACAAGCCGTCTGCAACAAAAGCAGAACTTCTTAAATTAATCCCGAAGGAATAATGCAATGAGCTTTATTACTGTAGATGACGCAAATTCAATTTTGGGCAGCGATTTTGCACCAGACAGTGATAAGGCTCGTCTGGTGAAGCTGGCAAATGTGTGGATGAAAAACAGAATTGGTTTTGTACCAGATCCAATTGATCCACTTCTTAAGGACGCGGCTTGTGAAATTATCAAAGGAATTCTGGCCAAAGTAATTTATAACGGCAAAGAGCAGCAGTTGAAGCGTAAGAAAGTTAAGGCTGATTCTGTTGAGTCAGAAAAAGAATTTCAAGACGGATCTGAAGCAATCTCTAGCTTTGAACAGATAGCAATTGATTTTATTGATTCACTTGATTTGAAAGATCCAAATGCAAGTTTTAATGGCTTTGGCATACCACTTTACAGGGCATGATATGGGCTTACGTGACGAAATTCAGGCAGACATTGCTGAAGCATTTAATGATGATTTAGCAGATGCCATTCATACCTTTACATGTGAGCGGATCTCTAAAACGAATTGGGATCCTAAAACTGAAACTTATGTTGAAGTTAAAGAAAACTATTCTGGCCGTGGCGTTCTGTTTGGCTCATACAGTCAATATGAGATCCAAACACTTGGAGTACTGGCCACGGATAAAAAGGCTACAGTGCTGCAGAATGAAGTTACCAAAGAGCCAAAGATTGATGATGAGTGGTTAACAGCCTTAGGCTCATTCCGGGTAATTCATATTCAACAGGATCCAGCTTCTACTATTTGGAAATGTCAGTTGAGGAAGGTTTAAATACTTGATCTAATATCCTTCTAAAATAGGGGGATATATGCTTAAAAAGTCATTACATGATCAAATTAAAATAATTGGATTTTGGACCGTTGGTGGAGTTTTTTGGTATTTAGTTATAGCTTTTTTTCTTAAAAGTAAATATCCAATTTTTGATTATAGCTTTAATCTAGAAATTGCATACGACGTCATAAAAGATGCTTTAACTCTTGCAGCAAGCTTTTTAGCTCCAGTTGCAGCATTTGTTCTGTTTAGCGATTGGAGAGTTCAACATAAAGCTCTAAAAAATGAAAAGTTAAGTGAAGATATCTTAAGAATCCTTAACACGGAATTATTATCCTTTTATAATTTTAATCCTCGATCAAAATCAGATGTTGAAGATTTTAATAATCATCAAATGCAATTTCATAGGAACGTTGCAAATATTTATGTGATGTTAGATGAAATTGATGCAAATGAAGTGCAGGCAAACCACTTCATTGAAAATATTAAAAAAATAGAGGTTGATCTAGATGGTTTATACATGAGTATTTTTAAACAAATTGAAATTGTTATTGAACATGATGCGATTTCTGATTTTCTAGATACTCATTCAATGCGTAAAAAAGAAATATTATTAAAAAAATTAAAAAAATTTGAAAATATAAATGAAACCCATTATGAAAATTTAATTAAAGTAATTTCACAATTGAAACCTTTAAAAGTTTAGTTACAAACCCACTTCGGTGGGTTTTTTATTGGAGTAATTATGACTTGGAGTGCACATGAGGTCTATGACAGCTTTCAGGTTATACCTGATAATGATTTAAAACCTCATTCATTTTTTTACTGCGAATGCCATCCCGAATATGTGGATGGCATTTTTATTCATAACTCATTTTATGGTAGAGAAGCGACTTAAACTCCTTTACCTAGTTAATAGGTTAACCATGGTTAATTCTGATTATGTTCCTGAATGGTATATCTTGCCATTCCAACATGTGCAGTACACGCTCGCTCGAAATCAACTACACATGGATTTGTTATTTGAAGATATGGATAAGGCTGATCAATTTTTGGATATGGGAGCGGATGCACAGGTTAGTACTTTTTCTGATGGTGCATATGCAATCGTCCAAATTGGTGATACGGCGGATAAAGACCGAATTCAAGTTTATGGATTGCTTTTACATGAAGCTGTTCATGTCTGGCAAAAGATTAAAAAGCTCATGGGTGAACGAGAACCGAGCTCTGAGTTTGAAGCTTATTCAATTCAGGCGATCGCTCAAGACCTTTTTAAAATGTATGAAGAAAGCGAGGTGAATGATGGGATGGAAGGGGAAAAAGCCAACTGAATTTAGTTTTGATGTGGCTAAAACAGCAGAAGACCATGTAAAGAATATTGTCATGGATACCGTGCAATCCTTAGTTAATTTAAGTCCCGTCGATACTGGTGCATACCGTGCTTCACATATTGTCTCGATTAGATCTGCTGATTTAGGCGTGCGTGAACCTGAAACAAACCCTGTTAACGATGCAGCAATTCAAGCTGTAAAGATTAAATTGGGCAATTTGGTCTACATTCAGAATAACCAACCTTATGCTGAACGTTTAGAAAACGGCTGGTCTGATCAAGCACCACAAGGTATTTATGGTCTCACGTTTAACTTTATTTCTCAAAAGTACGGTGGCTAAAATGACAATGACTTTAGAGCAGACAAGGCAAGCTATTATTGATCGCATGCAAAGCTTTACAGGTATTACGCAAGACAGAATCCAGTATCCAAATTTACCAGGCTTTAATGTACCTAAAGATGGTGTTTGGTGCCGCTTAACGATTGCAGGTGGTCCCAGTTTTACTTCTGGCATTGCAGATAAGCCATGTACTCGCCGTACCGGTAATATCATGATTCAATGCTTTGCACGTCCCAATTCAGGAATAATTGAAATCACAAAATTGAGTGATGCATTACTTGCTCATTTTGAATATTTCACAATCGAACACTTAGAATGTTTGAATGGCCAATCTATTTATGCGGGTAAAGATGCTGACTTCATTCAATACAATGTATCAATAAGTTTTTTAGTTAACTAAAGCACATAACAAACCAATCTTTCACTACCACCTCATCGGTGGTTTTTTTATGTCTATAGGAATCACTTATGAGCAATTTTGTTTTTAAGCGTGGTGACACATTCAACTTGAATTTGCAGCTGGTTGATATGGATGAAACCCTGCAGTATCCACCGGATGATGTTCGTCGTGCAATTGATCTTACAGGTTATACCTTCACTTCACAGGTTAAAGCTCTGGCTGATGGCGCTGCTGTGGCTACCTTGACTTGCGCAGCATTAAACCAGAGCACACAGAAGGGATGGCTTAACGTTAAATCAGGTGCAAGTACAGCAGCTTGGCCTTTAGGTCTGTGCCAGATGGATATTAAGGCTGTCGTGAATGGAGTTACCCAGCATACAGATACTTTGATTTTCCAAGTGATTGATGGGGTAACAGCATAATGGCAAATCTTGTTTTTAAATTTAGTTGGGATCATCGGCCATTCCCGTATAACTCGGCTCAGGGAAAACGGCAATTCATGCTGCCATTCGCTTCAGGTATTCCTAATCTGGCACCAAACTTTTCGCAGGTCCAAGGTACTGCTGCAGTCTCTCAAGGTGGTACTGGGGCGACAACTGCACTAGATGCTCGAAATAATCTCGGAGCAGCAGAAAAAGGGGTGAATAGTGACATTACAGAGCTAAAAGGATTAACCAAGGCTATTGCAATTTCTCAAGGTGGTACCGGTGCAACAACTCCATCCGATGCTCGAACTAACTTAGGGCTTGGTAGTGCCGCAACTAGAAATGTTGGTACTACAGCTGGTAATTTGATAGAAGTTGGCAGCTTTGGAATTGGTGGAGTAGGCCAAACTTTTGAAAGAAAAATGATTACGGGAGTAAACCTAGATTCTGTCGTTAGCTATGTATTGTTATTTCCTTATTCTGTCAGCAGCTCACCCAATCGAAACATGTTTGGTGAGCTAGTGTTTTCGAGGGGTGATTCAGGCTCAGCAAATCAACATTCGAGAACTTTAGTATCAATTCAGCAAGCATATGATCGTGTTACAGCTCGGCTTATTAGTATTGGTGTAACAACTCATATTTCAGGTATGGCTGTAGTTAAATATCAAAATGTAGACTATGTTGCCATTCGAAGAACAGCAAGTTCTTCAACATCGGCATTTAGATATTTTTCCGGTATTTCCAATATTACATCTGATAATTATTTAGTTACTGTTCATACAGATGACGTTGTTATTGTCAGTGAGATACCTGTTGTAATTGAGCAGCTAAGAACATCTGCGAATACTTCTGTGGATTCCAACGGTTTCATAAAAGCAGCATCACCAGTAGTTAAGCTATTTAACGACCATATCGAGCTCAATAATGATGCAAAAAAACAGCCGATTGAATTTAAGAGAATTGATGTTGGTGATTATTTACTAGAAGGTTCTTTAGGCTTTGCTCAGGAAGGCTGGTATATCGAAGTACCGAAAGATGCAAACGGCAACACAATCGTCGCAGTAGTGTATGACACCCTAGAAAATGGTGACATCTCAATTAAAACTTACAAGCGTAAGTTTGATTTTGAACTTGCTGCTGTTGTGGCAGATCACGAGAACCCAATGGACATTCCAGAAGGCCGCTGGATTGATATCCGTCTGCATGAAGAACCTGAACCAGAACCAGAGCCTGAAGAACCGTTGAGTGAAACACCATTGGAGTTCCAGCCTACTAACTTATCTCAGGCAGTAGCTGCAGCCTTGAATGGTGTGGAACCGCCAGTGATCTCCGACACAGATGCAACACATTAAAAACCCGCAAATTTAGCGGGTTTTTTTACGCCCATCTTTTATAACTGCCCGCTGATGAAGCGGGTTTTTTATGCCTAAATTTTGGAGAACTATAAATGAGTTCAGGCGCAAAAATTCGATTATATGCTTGTGAAGAAGCGGTGCTGGGAACAACTCCGGCAAACCCGATCTGGTACACGGTTCGCCGTGTCAGTGATGGTTTATCTGAAAACGTCTCAACTGAAGAAAGCAGTGAAGTAGTAGATTCACGTTTTCGACAAGGTGGTGTGGTTACTGAAGCAGAGGTAACAGGCCAGTTAGAGTTTGAACTATCTCTTGGAACATTTGACTTATTCTTAAGTGCTTTAGCCTTTAATAACTGGGCTGCAAATGCTTTAAGTTTTGGTGGTGGAGTACGTAAGTCTCTTACCTTGGTAAAAGTCTTTGAAGATATTGGTCAAGTCTTTATTTATCGTGGTATTCAAGTGAATACAGGTGAAATGACGATCCAGACCACAGGCAAAATCACTGGTAACTTTGGTTTAGTAGGTAGCTCATTTACGCGACAGCAGGTTAATCCTGTTACAAATCCTATTCCAGCATCGACTCGCCCTCTGGTGAGTATGCCAAATGTTGAAAAGCTACTTATTAATGGTCAATCAATTCAGGGTAAAGCTTGTCTGCAGACACTTACCATCAACTTTAGTAATAATCTGGAAGCGATCCGTTGTATCGGTTCTGGTAAGTACACGCCTGAGTTTTACTTAGAGAAAATGATGGATATTGGCGTAAATGCTAATTTCATGTTTTCAGCAACATCTGCTTCTTGGATTGATGCTATTAAAACCCGTGATGTATTTACATTGACCTTCGATATTACAGATACCAAAGGCAGTAAGTACTCGTTTAACTTCCCGCAACTTGAAGTTAAGGAAGCAAATCACCCTGATGGTGGTGGCGATGACATTATTACAATAGATATCAATTTTGCCCAAGTGCGTACCAGTCCAACGATTGTACGTGCTCTTGTGTAATCAACTTATTCAGTAACAAAGCCTATGGAAACCCATGGGCTTTTTTATTTCTAAAAATTAGAGGTTGTTATGGCTTTAAAAGTCGGAATTATTAAAAGCTCAGACGTATCAAAATGGTGTGAATACAAGGGTGCTGATGGCGATGTACAGGCTGAGTTCAAAGTCCGTGGTATCGCTTATAAGCCTTTTCAGGTAGCTATTGAACGGGCAGGAAACCAGATCTCGTCTAAAGGCTATGATGTGATGGTCAAAGATGAAGATGCCAAGCTTTACCACGAGCTTTTAATGGATGCATGCGCGGCCCACTTAATCGAAGACTGGAAAGGTGTGGTATTTGCCGAAATCGTAGACGGTAAAACTGTTGAGTCCGAAAAGCCATATACACCTGAGAATGCCTCAAAGCTTCTTAATCTTGGTGATATTGGTATTTCAATCTGGCTATTCATTAAAGAACAGGCCCAGAAGATTCAGGAAGACGCAGACAAGGACAAGGCTTTAATTCTGGGAAAGTCATGGAGCTCTACAAATACCAAAAAACGTATGCGTCGAAAACGCCGCACGAAATCGAGCAAATCAAGTTCTTAGGCGGCCGTATTCCGGATCCGCCAGAATATTCGTATGCGGCTGATTCAATTCTTTCGGCATTTAGCACTATATGTCGATCCAGACGTTATGAGCAAAGCATACCGTTATCTTTAGATCAGCAGGCTATCAATGTCTATGCTGAGCATAATGATTTGCCAGTGGCTGCTCATATTTTTAATGACTGTATTTTTGCGTTGGATAATTTGTTTTTGGAGGAGTGCCATAAGAAGATATCAACCAAAAGCAAAGGTAAGTGACCAAATTAGGTATTGCCAGGGACTGAAAAGCCTAATTTGGTCAAAACGTCAAACAATTAAGCAGTTGCTCTTAAACGCGACTCAAAATAACGCAGTCGATGTTACAAAATACTTGATCTGGATTGACAGAAAATTACCTTTAAGGTGTTGCGCGTGATTATCAAATGATGAATAATCACCTTACCGTCAATATTTGACGGTTCAGCATTCTTTTACTCTTTCCAAGAACCTTGGTGTTTGCTTGTATGTGTTTAACATTAACTGAAGCTAAACAAAAACTTAGAGCATTTGCTAGAGATACTAGCAAAATCAAGTTAACTGCACATGCAAAAGAAAGAATGAAAGAACGCTGTATCTCTATGAAGCAAATTATTTGCTGTTTTGAGCATGGAGATATTACTGAGGGGCCGTACCCAAATACTCGTGGTGATTGCCAGTTAAATGTTTCTGTTCGCACTGCAGGCGAATACATAACAACAGCTGTTGCAATCAAGCAGAGCGAGAACGGTGAATTCTCAGTAGTAGTCACTACATTTAGAGAGTAGGCTAAATTATGTATCACTATGAAGAATGCGGTCTGAGCAATATTTGGCTGCGCAATGGATTTACAATTGAAAATGATGAAGACTATGGTGAACTCGTATCTATTGAATCTGTTCATGAGCTTCATAATGCCATTGGGTTGTTCTTAATTACGCAAAAGCCTGACTTGAATGGTGAGGAAATTCGTTTTTTACGTAAAGAACTAAACTTGTCACAGAAGAATCTTGCTGGGCTTTTAGGAGTCAGTGAGACTAGTATTAGACATTGGGAAGCTGATCGCGGTTTAATTGGTAAACCTACTGAGCTATTACTTCGTGCATTATATAAAGAGCATGTTCAAGGTGATGGCAAACTAAGAAGTATGATTGAGTCATTAAATCATCAGGAACGAACTTTAGTACCAAGTGAAATTAGTTTTTCATATGGAAATAACCATTCATGGCATCAAACCAATTGTGAAATAGCTTAGTTAGTTTTATTTGATAGAAACCACCTTCGGGTGGTTTTGCTTTATGTGACATTTAGTAACCAGTTTGTTAAAGTTAGTACACTTTATAACAAACGGTAAAAAACCATGAAACAAGTCATTTTAAGTCTTTTATTAGTTTTAAGCTCATTAAGTGTTGCGGAAGCAGGTAGAGGCAGACAACCGTGCTCTGGTAAGAAAGGTGGGATAAGTCATTGCGATGGTAGTAAGTTTGTTTGTAATGATGGTTCCATCAGTGCTTCTAAAAAGATCTGCTCTAGATAGGTGATGTGATGGGATTGAATTTTAGAAAAAGTATAAAAATTGCTCCTGGAATCCGTGTCAATATTAGTAAAAAAGGGCTATCAAGTGTTTCTGTGGGTGGGAAAGGTGCACGTGTAAATGTAAGTAAGAAGGGTACTCGCACAACAGTAGGTATTCCAGGTACTGGTTTATCTTATTCTAAGTTCTCTAGTCATACTAAGAAAACGACACGTAGAAGAGAACCTGATTTTAATAATCCAGATAATGTATGGGGTTACCCTAAATCTGAATGGATAATCAGTGGAGTTATTTTATTTATAGCTTTAATAATTTTTATTTGGATTATTAGCTAATTTTAAGGTGTTGATATTGGGTGCATTTTATATGAAAAAGATTATTTTATTAAGTTTGGTTTTTGGTTTGGTAGGGTGTGAAAGCAAGGAGGAGAAGCAGGCAAGACTTAACTTGGTGGTAAAATCATTTTCTGAGGAGATTGTTAAGCAGGATTTAATAGATCCAAGCTCCGCCATGTTTTCAAACCAGAAAGGTTTTTGTGGTGAGGTTAACTCAAAGAATCGAATGGGTGGGTATGTTGGTAAAACTAGATATATTGTGCTTAATAATAAAACGGTACTCTTTGAAGATGAAAACAATATAGCTAATCAACAATTTTCAAGAGCGTGGTCTGAAATTTGCAACCAACAACCAAAATTTAATGACAAGGATGAATTAATACCCCCAAACTTCAAAATACCTGAACCTAAATATAAGGATGCTGAATATCATTTTTCAGCAAAACATGCTACAGCAACACCATCTAGCCTAACAGTTGGTGAGGGTTTTAAATACATCTATCCTATTTTAAGACTTGGATGTGAGGGTGGCACAACATCTATAAGTTTATGGTCACAAAGACACTTGTCTTATACAAGTGAAGATTATGTTTTTGTTGAAACAGACAAAACAACAGAAGCTCAACCGATAAAGGTCCGTAGTGAAGAGGACTGGCAGGATTTTGGCGAGAATGAGGAGTTGGTTAGTCTAATTAAGTCGGCAAATAAACTAAAGATTTTCTTTAAAACAAGCGATGGCGGGATTTCATTACAAGAATTCAACCTTGTCGCACTAAAGGCGGGCATGAGAAAGCAAAATAATGCATGTGGGTGGAATAAGTTTTAATAAAAGCACCCTAGGGTGCTTTTTCATATAGTGGTAATTATATTGAACTTATTCTATTTTTTTTAAAGAATCCAATTCCTTTTCCAATTTTTCAATTCTTTCTAAAGCGTTAACAGCATCAATAAAACGCAGCACTTTTTCCATATTGATTGAACGTGGTAATTCAAAGCTTTGCTCAAGCCTGTATTGAGCTTCAGCATTAATTGATCGGCCACTCTCAGTTGCGGCTTGCTTAATCTTTTCTTTCAATTCCTCTGGAATGCGTAGATTAAATTGAATATCAGCCATTATATTACAACTAAATTGAAGGTTGTTAGCATTATGCTATCAAAAAATATTGACATCAATATTAGCATATTGCTAACATAGCAAAACGCTAACATTTGATGTGAGACTATAAAGGAGAAATTATGAATGTTGTACAAATGAATACGCGGATGCCTGAGGAGCTAAAAGAGTTTTTGTTAGAGCAGGCAAAGAAAGAAGGGCGCTCTCTGAATAACTACTTAGTGAGACATTTTGAAGAGCTTAAAAAGAAACTAACGCGAGAGAGTGCGAAAGCATGAAATCAATAGGCAACAAAAAAGCCCATGATCTTGGCGGACAGGGCTTAATTGATGTCGCAATCTACAGGAAAGACAACATGTCTAATTTAACACAAAACTTTTTAAATCCAAATAATAAGCCATTAGTTATTGGTGAATTTACTATTCGCCAAGATGAAGATGGGCGTTATTGCTTGAATGACCTTCACAAGGCTAGTGGAGACTTGGCTAAACATAAGCCTGCTAACTTTTTGCGTAATGAGCAAACGCAAGAATTAATCAAAGAAATCGACAGCTTCTCAAATATGAGAAGCTCAGAAAACGACCACCCCTCAAATATGAGGAGTGCTGTAAAAGTGGTCAATGGAGTTGGGACATTTGGAGTAAAAGAACTAGTTTATGCATATGCAATGTGGATTAGCCCTAAATTTCATTTAATGGTAATTCGTGCCTATGATTCACTTGTGATGGAATGGTTGCTTAATGGAAAACAAACTATCTCACCAGAACAAGCTGGCATTCTTTATAACATTGTTCATACAAGAGCAAAAGGTAATAAAAATTTGATTGTGCAAATGTGGAGTCGCTTAAAGAATCACTTTAAATACTCAGCAAGTTACCGAGAATTGAGAGCGATTCACTTTGAAGATGCTAAGCATTATTTAGAAGTTATGGATTTAAAGGCAAAACCAGAGGAAAAGAAACCTCAAGATCCTTTATTTGATAAAGACGCCTATGAGATGGTTCGCAAACTTACTGAAGCAGTCATCATAGAAAATGATGAAATCGTTCCAGTTCTGCTTGCTGTAAAAATGCTTGATATGAAGAAGTTCGCGTATTACTCACACTTAGTAGTGAAAGCGAATGAAGCAGCACGAGATATTGCTAGATTGTTGGATTTCAGGAACCTACAAAATGAGCCGTTGATCGATGCAGACTGTTCGGTGATAGCCATGTCTAATGGACAAAGATTTCTAGCACGACCGAACTGGTTTAACTGCCCAGCTTAGTAATTATTTTTAATTTAAACAGAGCCCACTCATTTGAGTGGGTTTTTTAATGCCTAGAGGAAAGTAAAGATGGCACAAGAATCCCGTTTGGTCATTGTTATTGATTCGCAAAATGCTGAACGTAATGCGCGTAATCTAGGCAATGAACTTGTTAGCATTGAACGTAAAGGTGAATTTGCATCTAAGTCTATGGACAGCTTGTCTGTAGCCACCAGAGCTTTAGCTGGACACATGGCTGGTTTATTAACAGTAGGTTCAGCCATTTCAAAGATGGATACATATACTGGATTACAAAATCGCCTTAAGTTAGTCACTAACAATCAAGTTGAACTAAATAAAGCAACGGAAGACACTTTCCGAATTGCTCAAAAAACCTATTCAGCTTGGGATTCTGTGTTACAGGTTTACCAGCGTTTTAGTGATAATGCCAAAACTTTAAACCTCACAATGGATGACACAGCACGTTTAACTGAAACAGTTTCTAAAGCTGTAGCAATTAGTGGTGCAAGCGCAGAAGCTGCTGATGCAGCTTTAGTTCAGTTCGGGCAGGCCTTGGCTAGTGGAACGTTGCGTGGAGAAGAACTTAATTCTGTAATGGAGCAAACCCCAGCACTAGCAAAGGCTATTGCTAAAGGTATGGGTATTACTGTAGGTGAATTACGTTCAGTAGCAGCTGAAGGAAAAATTACTTCACAAGAAATTGTAAAAGCGCTTAGAAATGTAGAATCTGATGTTGATGCTCTTTTTGCTAAAACAGATATCACAATCGGGCAGTCTCTCACACTCCTAAACAACGAGATCACAAAATTTGTTGGCGAAGCAGGTAAGGGAAGTGGTGCGGCACAGGTATTAGCTGGATCAGTTCAAACTCTTGCAAGTAATTTAGATTTAATTGCTGATGGGGCTTTAGTAGTTGGTATTGGATATATCACTCGTGCAATTTTGATGAAGAGCGCTGCTATTAAAGAGGGAATGGCTTCAACTTTAGCGAGCCGCCAAGCATCTGTATTAAATGCTCAAGCAGAATATGCAGAAGCTACCGCTGCTTTGAATGCAGCAAAAGCTCATCTCGCGAATGTGCGAGCAACAAATGCAGAAACCCAAGCTAAATTTGGCGCAACAGCGGCAGCAACTCGATACGCACAAGCACAGGCAGCAGTAACTGCTGCTACAAATGCACAAACAGCAGCTCAAATTAAGCTAAATACTGCAACTTCAATTGCAGGGAGACTAGCTAAAGGGGCGTTT